TGATCATCGCATTAGCTGCAAGAAGAGCGGCACTAACGATTTGAGCAATTGTGATGTTTTGTGTCGAGCTTGCCACAGTAAGAAAACAGGCGGCTCCGACGCCAAGGATCACGCCAAGATCAACCGCGAGGAAAAGCGGGCGGCCAAAGCTACCAGACCCAAGAAGAAGATACCATATAGGAAGTTCGACGGTACGCCCGTCTGGCCATAGCGCGCTTGCAGACTTCCATCTCCCAAGTGCGCTCGCCCCCGGTGAGGTCTTGCTGCCTCGCCGGGGGTATTTTTATCACACATCCAAAGGCACAGATGTTACACGCCTAGACATCGCCACCTTTGAGGCGCTTGGTGATTGCACCGACTAGTGCTCGCGTCCGGTGATTTGGCCAATCACTAAGGACTGAACCAATGAAACTGAAACTGATGGCAGCGGCGCTGCTGATCCCGTGGACGGCTCAGGCGGCCGACCTTGGGGGTAACTGCTGTGCCGACCTAGAGGAGCGTGTGGCGGAGCTGGAAGCTACCGTAGCGCGCAAAGGCAACCGGAAGATGAGCCTTGAGGTCTCGGGGCACATCAACCAGGCGATCTTCACCAGCGACATCGATGGGGCGAACCTCGATAAGGTGAGGATCATCGATAACGACAACTCCGAGTCTCGTTTTCGCTTCAAAGGCGAGGCGCGCCAGGGCTCTTGGGCTGCTGGTTTTCTTATGGAGTTTGGTCTCGGTGGGTATGATCTGGATGTGCGTCATCAGGCGGTCTACCTGAAGCTGAAAGACTTCGGGACGCTTTGGCTGGGCAAAACCAGTGAATCAACCGATGGCGTGACCGAGATCAGCGTCGTCGATCTCTATCGCGGTTCCACGCTGTTGAACCTCTCGCCGCTGATGGGCGTCGTGACGGATGAAACCGGACTCGGATACGTTGAGATGTTCGACGGTGGGCGGACCAACACGGTCACCTTCCGATCGGCATCGCTGCCTGGCGGGTTCCAGTTCTCTGGATCGTGGAACGAGGGCGAGGACTACAGCGTCGCGCTTCGTTGGGCGCAGGAGTTCGAGGGTGTTCGCCTGGCAGCAGGCATCGGTTACCGTGACGAGCAAGTCTGCTCGGGTCCGTCACCGTGCACCAAGATCGGCGACAGGACGTTCTGGGGCGGTTCTGGTAGCGTCATGCACGTGGCTACCGGCCTGTACCTGGAAGGCGCCTACGGCAATTCTGACGGCATCCAGGAGCTGACGTTTGCCGGGACGCCGTTCCCTGTGGCTGATACCAAGCTGGAAGCGTATGCGGGCCGTCTTGGCTTTGCCAAGAAGATCAGCGCCTACGGGAAAACCGGCGTTTACGGGGAATTCGGACAGCTCAAGATCAAGGACGCGGACATCGACCCGCGCTACTATGGTCTTGGCTTTAGCCAGGAGGTTACGGGTGCGGCTGCAACCCTGTATCTCAACTGGCGGCAGTATGATCTGGACGTGACCGGCATGGACGATGTGAACACGTTCTATGGCGGCGTTCTGATCCGGTTCTAAGAACAGAGCGTGGCGGCTACAACAGCCGCCACGCGACCATCCCAATGAATCCCCCAATCGTGAACAAGAGCGCTATTGGGGCGAAATCAACCCACCAAGAAACCCGAACAGGTCGCTGACTTCGCCTTGAGCGAACAGACCTGCGATCACGCCCGCGCCGAGGATAATGCTCATTATCCACTGCAAGAGGGCATATGCGTGCTGTCGCTTCATTCGCTCTTCCTTCGTGATCTCTTGCGAAGATTCCAAGCGGGCAACCCGATCCGTCAATGTCACGACCATATTGCCGTGGTCCCTCAAATGCATCTCGATATCCGCCAGTCGACGCGAGTGTGCGGATATAATCATCGATCTCTGATCCAGCATTTTGTCTATAAAAATGGCGCGCGTTTCCAGCCGTGCGATCCTCTCCGCGTTGTCCGATGCGGTTGTTGCCATCGTTCCAGGTCCGGTCCATCAAGCTGCCTCGCGCTCTCGTGGTTTGCAGCCCCAAACCTTGCGAGCTTCGTTTGACTCCAAGACGGTCTCGGCTGTCTTTGCGGTCATACGGTCACCCTTCTCAACCAACACGGGCGGCCAATCCTTGCAAAGAGACTCCGTATCAGTCACCAGCACCATATTCTTCGCGCAGCCGCTTCCAAGCGTTGTCAGGAGTAACAGCGCGCCTAATCTTGCGAACTTCCTCATTGCGTCGTTTCCCTTCCTTCTTCGACGCATCTACAACTTCTTTTCTGCCTTCGTCGCGATGTCGATTGGCTCGGCTGTGGTCCCAGAACGCGATCCCGGCGCCGATGGCGGCGATGACGCCGATCATTATGCCGCGTTTGGCGATCCAGCCGGTGAGGAGTGCCCATATCATGCCGGCCGCGTCCCACCACGCACGCTGACAATGTCCTCGTCGCGCAGTTCGATCCCAGATCGACGGCGTGCCGATTCCTTGGCTTCCCGCTTGGCGGCATCTCGATCGGGAGCGACAACCCGCATCCAGTGGCGGTTGCCGCGGCGCGTGGTCAGATCAGGAACGAGTTCGTTGATGGCAATCATGTAGACGTAGTTCATTCGACCGTCTCCGGCTCTGAAAGCATGGTTTTCGCGGCGATAAAGACCGACAGGCAGGCAAGCCCGGCCATAATCGGGGCGAGGCTGACGCCGGTGGACTGTGCCATGCTGCCAACGGCCGAGAAGCCCATGAATTGCTCACCAGCCCCCATCAGTAGGTTGCCTAGCCCTTCGAGCTTATCGGCGAACCAGGCGCCGGCCGATGTCGCGATGGCAAGCGGAGCGCTGTACCATGGCACTTTGACGGGTTTGGTCTCGGGCGCCTGCGGCATGGCCATCTCGGTCGGCATCTCGACCGGGACGGGGATGATATCATTGTCGGCGAACATGGCCGCCTCGGCCGACCGGCGGCGGATGAGGCCGTTGTATTTCACCTTGGGGCCGCCTGCCCCCTTGGACGCATAGACCCATCGGGAGAATTCAACCTCGGCACCGGCGTAGTCGCCCTTGTTCAGCTTTCGAAGGAGGGTAGAGCGCGTGAACGCACCCGTGCCGAGGTTATAGACGAACGACACGAGGGCATCGTGTTGTTGCTGATTGAGGGGAACGGTGACGAGGCGCTGGACCTCTGTGGCGCAGCTTTGCAGCTCGGCCATGAGGGCGTTCTCGGCCTGTTGGCGTGTCCAGCGCATCCCAAGCTTGACGCCGTGAATGCTGCCGTAGCCTATGGTTGGCACGCCGGCCACGTCCATATAAGCCGTGCACGACCCGTCTTCCTGTTCGACGTGATATCCCTCGAAGTGCTTAACGAGGTCAAGCCCAGCTTGGCTAATCGGCAGGATGTCCATTAGGCTGCATCCTTTCCCTCGTCGTCGTGCTCCAAAGCTGCGAGCGCGCGATAGAGCTTTGTCATGAGCTGCATGATCTTGAGGTTTGTCTCGGTGATGTGCTCCGAAATCTCAGCATATTTCTGATCCAGCTCGGCGCAGCGTTGTTCGAACGAGTTCTCGACGTCGCGGACGACCTCGCCAAACGACTGCATCAGAGTTGCCAGGCGCGTGATCTTGGTGCTGTCGGGGTCTTGCGCGGTCGTTGTCAGGCTGGTTGATTTCTTCTCAACCGTGACGAGCCTAGAGCGAACATCGCCCATCGCCTTATTGACCTTCTGCTCGACAATCGCATCAACGCGGGCATTGAAGGCGTCGTTGAACTGGCGCAGCATGTCCTCGGAGACAACTGGTCGGGCTTCAAGCTCCGCGACACGGGCCTCCAGGGCGTTGATGCGCTTGGTGAGGAAGATTCCCTGGTCGTCGCCGAGTGTTTCACGTGAAACATCGCCGGCGGCCACAGCGGCCTCTCTGGCGGCGTCTACGAGGGCGTCCAGGTCTACGTGAAAGTGCTGGCCCTTCTCGGGGTCGTCGTCCTGGAATGGGACGGCAACGACGCGATGGCGGGCGGGATCGAATTTGGCCATGATGCGTGTCCTGCGGGTGTGATACGCATCACTGTTGAATCCGTTAACTGATTTGACGACCGTTGGCTATGACTCAGGGATCACAGGAAGACGTGCCCGGGTAGGTTGTTGGCGCTGGTGAAGGTATCCACGTCCTTGCGCCGGAACAGCCTGACGCCATCCACCTCGTAGTACGGTATGCCGCCCATCGTGCCCGGTGTGCCGTTGTTGCGGACGTATTGGGCGATGCGGCTGCGCTCCCATTCCTTCACGTCGTCTGGGTCTGCTGGCG